ATGAAAAAGAAAGAGCCAAAGTATCCAGAGAATAAATATTTATCTCTTGAGGTATTCAAGTCGGAATTGACTCAAGAGGAGATAGCTAGCCGAATCCGGTGCTCTAGAAGGGTTCTAAACGAAACTATAAACGGCCACTATAAGGGTGTGAATATCATTCCCAGGCTATTGGCTGAATTGGGATTAGTATAAACCGAAAATCTAACCACTTACAAATGCACCTGATACCTTACGAAATTCACGAAAACCAAATCGGAGTCCGGCTAAGCTTCCTACTGAGCGAGCCCGATAGAAGACACCCCAATTCAATTGCTGCGATCACCTATGATGCCTACAAGCAGCGCGCGAAAAGAACTCCTGGCTTCCGATTGAAGGAAGGCAGAGGTAAAGGGAATGAAGCCTTGATCTCCTGGAGCTGCATGCCTCACGAATGGCAATCAATCTGCCGCGAGAAGCTCGGCAATCCTGAATCCGATTACAATCCGCTGCAAAATTACTTCCAGATCAGCCCAGCTGCGAAGACCTACTACGACACTTTTCAATTTGAAAATGACGAGTACTTGACAGCGAAGCAGCGCGGTCAATACACTATCAATGCAAGTGTGATGGAGGCCATGATGGCTTTGAAAGCCAACAGGTCTGCACAGCGCAAAAGTAGAGGCGGTAACCTAAAGGGAATGTGGGATGCTCTTGCCGCTGACGTGGTAGCCTTCCAGGATCACCTGAAGAAAATCGGACACATCACTCATACGCTCCCTTCATCCACTAAGCGGTTGAGAATGCGACACGATGACTTCAAGAAATTTAGCTTCGAAACCTTCATCGACGGTCGAAACAACAATAACAATGCGCAGCTGGTGACTCCCGAGATGATCGAGCTTTGGCAAAATATTTTTGCAGGTCAGAAAAACAGGAAGCCGACCTACATAGAAGTTGCTCTTCGATATGCCGCATTCCTGGACGGATCTCTTGAGATCATCAACAATGCTACTGGTGAACTTTTCGATGCGTCAGCTGATCACTACAGAGCAGCTTCAGAAAGTACAATCTACAACTATCAGTCAGCCTGGGCACAGCGTGCCGGATCTCATGCACTCAGAAGTGGAGACCGTCAGAAATTCATGTCAGCCTATAAGCCTTGGCACCGATTAGAGCAGCCAAAGTTTGCGGGATCTATAATCTCGATAGATGACAGACAACCTCCCTTCGAATATGCCACTGGAAAAAGAATGTGGTTCTACAATGCCATCGATCTGGGCTCTGAGGCATTCACTACCTGGGTATGGGGAGATACGAAAGAGGGAATCATCCTGGAATTCTACCGCGAAATGGTAAGGCTCTACAATCTCTGGGGAATGAACCTGCCTTACGAGATGGAATGCGAAATGTCCCTTAACAGCATGTTTCAAGACAACCTACTCCAGAATGGCGCAATGTTCCAACGAGTCAGAATCGAGGCAAACAACGCTCGAGGCAAGCGAATCGAGGCTTACTACAGAAGCCTTCGCTATGACTACGAAAAGGATGAAGAGGGATGGCTTGCGCGTCCTTTCGCTATCGCCGAAAGCAATCAGAAGGGAGCTGGCAAAACAATTCAGCTTCCAAAGGATGAAATCGTAGAGATCGCACTTCGCAATATCCAAAAGTGGAACAATACGCCTCACAGCAATCAGGATCTACATCCGGGAATGACCCGCTGGGAAGTATTCATGGCAAAGCAGCATCCAGAGTTGAAGCCTACCAACTGGGTCGGTATACTTCCTTACATCGGATTTCAGCAGCGGAGCTCAATGCACCTGGGCAGAATCAAGCTTCAGGGAAAAGAACGAGTAGTTGGATTCGATGGAACTGTAGCCACAGGCGAAAAGCTAATAGGCATTCTCAAGCGAATCGAGGGCAAAGAAGTCAGAGTGAACTGGCTGGATGACTGCGAAGGTCAAGTGCTCAAGGCTCATGTCTATGATCTACAGGAAAATCTAATCTGTGACCTACTTGGAGACCTTGGCTATAGCAGATCTACACTGGAGCGCACTCCGGAAGGCGATAAGAACCGCGAACTAATGAGCGCATATGTCGCAACAGTAGAATCCTACATCAAGAGAACATCAAGAGCCATCGAGCCCATCACGATCCTAGAAAAGCCAAAAGAAGCAAAACCCGGCTTTGTCATGCCAGGCCTTAAGCAGTATGAAACAAAAGAAGCCGAAGCTGAAGTACTCGCTCCGGTCGAAAAAACAGAAATGCCAGGCTATCCAAGCCGTTTCAATTCAAGCACCAAATCAAGATTCTAACCTCATTTTTCTATGAATATAACTAACGAATTCAAATCACAAGTAGTCGAAGGTCTCAAGGATCTACGCACTAGATACGGAGGCTCAGACGCTGGATTTGCGAAGCAATGGAGCATCAACGCCAGCGTCTGGAGCCGATTGAAGAAAGGTGAGTCTGAAGGCCTACTAAAAGACATCCAATGGATCAATCTTGGTCGTGAGCTGAATATCCAACTTGACAAAACGCCTTGGAACTTGGTCAAAACCGAAGTCTATCAGGCTATCGAGGCAGATGTGATTTTCTGCCAAAAGCACTCCAAAGGGATGATCCTAGTCGATGAGCCAGAGATTGGAAAAACAGTCGCAGGAAAGCATCTTTCCAAAACACTATCCAACTGCTTCTATCTCGACTGCTCCCAGTCCAAAAACAAGATTCTATTCATCAAGGCATTTGCTAAGGTTCTCGGAATCGAAGCTATCGGGCGAGTGGCTGAGATCAAAGAAAACATCAAGTACTACCTGCGAATGCTCGAAAACCCAATGATCATCCTGGATGAAGCGGGGGACTTGGAATATGGCGCTATCCTAGAACTGAAGGAGTTTTGGAATGCTACTGAGGATGTGTGTGGCTGGTACCTCATGGGAGCCGATGGGCTTCGCAAAAAGTGGGAAAACGGCATCAACACCAAGAAAGTAGGCTATCGGGAGCTATTCTCACGCTACAGCTCCAAGTACATGACTATAGTCCCAACAGAAAGAAGTGAGCGACTGAGCTTCTACAGCAAGATGGTCACAGATGTCTTAAAGGCCAATTCTAGCGGACTGCAAAATCTGCCAGCCCTAGTGAAGAAGTGCCTGGCTTCGGATTCTGATGGTCAAATCGGAGGATTGAGAAGAGCAAAAACGGTCCTCAAACTGGAGCAAGTCTAGTATGGCTGGAGATCAGCGAATCAAACGCGCATTAACAGTTGATCAAGTCCTCCAGCAAACCTTTCAGCTTCTCCCATTTGAGGGAGAATGGTACCAGGCCTTTGGGCATCCTGAGCAAACGGGAGTCTGGTTTATCTGGGGCAACTCGGGGAATGGAAAGACGGGATTCACGCTGCAACTGGCAAAAGAGCTATGCAGATTTATGCGGGGTGTCTACAACTCTCTTGAAGAGGGAGCCGGTCACACAATGACACGGGCATTTAAACGAGAAGGTATGGCTCAAGTGAAGGGAAAGCTGCTTCTGACTTGCGAGAGCATGGAGGAGCTGGATCGTAGGATGAAACGCAGGAAAAGCCCTGATTTCGCAATCATTGACAGTTATCAATATACCGAATTCTCATTCAAGCAGTATCTGAGATTCAAGCAAAGTCACCCGGACAAGCTCCTGATTTTCATCAGTCAGGCAGATGGTAAGAAGCCAATGGGGCGAGCAGCTGTCAGCGTCATGTATGATGCCAGTTTGAAAATCTGGATAGAAGGTCTTAAAGCATTTAGCAAAGGTAGATACATCGGCGCCAATGGAGGTGCCTACATAATTCACAAAGAAGGAGCCGCGGCCTATCACGGTACAGAGAAATGAAAACAATCACAACAAAGCATATTCAGCAGCAGCGCGAACTCATCAAGGATGAGCAGGCACAGGCTCAGCTGCTGCTCACCTGGACACATGAGGATTATTGCATCCACCAATTCGGCGAGTACTGTGCCTTTGTGGAAGCACTGACCGAAGGATGGCCGGCAGTCCGTGAAGACATCTTGTACAGCCCGGTATTCCGTGGATTCTGGACATCCGAGTGGGCTACCAGAAATAGACTTGACTTTCTGGCATTTGCTACCGAGTGTCCGGACTATCACTATATGAAAACTGAATACTTATTCATTCATAGCCATGAGCGACTCCTTGAAGATGAGGAATTCATGGGGAGATATGGACACTTAATCAAAATCCTATGATCGCTACGAGACTAATCATCAAGGCAGTTTGTGACCACTTCGATGTGACTCACGATGACATCAGGGGTAAATCCAGAAAAGGGCACATGGCTTCTGCGCGGAGGGTTGTGGTTCATTTTATGGGAGATCGATCCAATCAAGTCATAGCCAAAGCAATTAACAGATCCGAGTCAATGGCTTCGACATTTCGCTATGAAATGAGCGAAGGAAACATCATTGATCGCGAGATGCTGGATCATATAAATCAAATCAATCTGACCCTTCAAGAAATGACCATTAAAATCAACAGAAGCCAATTGGGCAGCCTTTGGGAAGTCCTGGAGATGTTCCTCAGTAGGAGGCCTGAGAGTGTTTCGCACGCCCTTCTTTGCCTTCACCTGGATGATATCAAGGAGAAGTCTCGCAAACGATTCCTTGCAGGAAAAGAGAATATAGGACTGGACGACAAACAGGTAAAAGCCTTTCAGGTGTGGTACTTCCACTTCGGGGCCGTATTCGAGGAGGTGCATCCACACGGTCACATGACGCTAATCGACATTATCAATCAAATAAAACCCACTTCCAATGAACGAACCATTACGATCAAAAATTGAAGAGCGTCTTGAGGCGCTGAATCAGCGAATCGCCACAGAGCGAGATCCCGCCGTCATTCGAGCATTTACGAAGGACATCATCGCCCTCGAGAGTCAAATCCAAAAACAAACAAATAAATCAAACCCCAAAGAAGTATGAATCCAGAAATCGCAAACAAAAATGTCAACGAGCTGACGAACGAAGAGCTCGATCAGCTGGTAAAGGATCGGCAGCGAAAAGCTAAGGCTGATAAAGTGAAGAAAGAGCTAGCCTATCAAGCTGCCAAAAATGAGCTTGTCAATAAGCTGGTGCACAATGCACAGGGCTTAAGTGATTTGCTGAAGGAATTCAAAGATCAGGCCTTTGATCAGCTAAACGGTCACTATCAGCGCATGAAAGAATATGGAGACGTAAAGGAGGGCCATAAAGGCAACTTTCAGTTGAAATCGGAGGATGGTGAATTTAAGGTGGAATTCACCAACCAAATCATCAAGGAGTTTGACGAGCGGGCAGATATGGCGGCTGAGCACCTTAATGAGTTCTTGCTTTCGCATGTGAAAAAGAGGTCAAAAGCCGATTATAACATGATTAAGACTTTCATCGAAAAGAAGAATGACAAGTTCGATGTGAGCCTAGTAGGAAGACTCTATCAGATGGAGGACAACTATGAAGATCAGTTGTGGAAAAAGGCTATAGAGCTATTTCGAGTAGCCTATGTGGAAGTCGGCAGCGCATATTATGTGCGATTCTTCAAGCGCAATGACCAGAGCGGTCAGTGGGAGGCCATCAACCTAAACTTCGCATCGGTATGAGAACGTGGTTCCAGTGCAAGGTAAAGTATGCGAAAGAGAATGAGGAAGGTCTTCTCAAGAGCATTACAGAGACATATCTCGTGGATGCAGTGAGCTTCACCGAGGCAGAGGCGGTGCTCTATGACCGATTGGCCTCCCAGATCCGGGGCGGCTTCCAAGTCACCGGAGTGACCAAAAGCAACATCGTGGATGTGTTTTTCTACGAGGACAACGACCTCTGGTGGAAGTGTAAGATCACCTACTACGTGGTCGATGGTGACAGCGGCAAAGAAAAGCTGGTGAATCAGTACATGATTGTGACGGCTGAGCATGCCAAAGAGGCATTTGATCGAATCATAGAGAGCCTTAGCAATATGCTGGTCAGCTTCAGAGTGACACAGATCCTTGAGAGCCCGATTATAGAAGTGTTTCCTTACGAAAAATCCGAAGAAAATGAAAATTAAAATCCTAATACTCCTGGCATTCTTTGCCTTCTCCACTCTTCCGGTGATGGCCGGAGAAGGTCACAATTCGAACAAGCAGAAGCGTCAAAACTCTGTGAAGAATGTCAATAAGCGAAACAAAAAAGCCCTCAAAAAATGGGGCTTGGCGCAGGTGGTCAGCTGGGAGGAGGTGCAGCATGCCGGTTAAGAAATCTGTAGGCTGGAAGGAGATCGATGAAGTGGTAGCTGAGTGCGAAGCCAATTCTGAAAATACCTCCTTTCCGGAGCGAACCTACGAGGATGGCGTAAAGGCCGGAATCCAGTGGGTCACCGGACTGGGTGATTCTCACCCGATGGAAAAAGAAGAGTAAGTTGATTTTTCACCCAAGCCCTGAGCCTCACGCTCAGGGCTCCCTAACCACAAAAACCATGTTCATCATAGCATTCATCATTTCAAGCATTTTAATAATTAGCCTATCACTCCTTGCTGGAGTCTTTATCGGAAGATTTATGGGGGCGCAACAGATCGAAGCCAAGGTAATCGCCTACATCGAAAAGCATCCGAGCCCTCAAAACATCAAGCTGGGTGAATTTCTCTTTCAGTCACATTTAATGCGTCGGGAATGAGGGCACGCATAGATTTTGAATTTACCAGCGCACTGATCATTTATATGTCAGATCAGCCCAGAAGTATTTGTGATTTGAAAGAAGAGTTTTCAGTCAGCTCTCGGACAATCTACAGATACATTGATAATCTCCACAGGTCGGGCTTTAAAATGACAAAAATTCTAGGCCTAAAAAGGCCGAGCTATCAGATTGAATTAGTATCCACAGAAATGAAAAACTTAATCCAAACACTAAATGAAAAAGTACACTGACCTAATGCTGGATATAGAGACCCTTGGTCAGGGTCCCGGCTGTGTGGTGATCTCTATCGCTGCCGTGCCGTTCTATAGGACAGATTGCAAAGTAGGTGATGCTTACTTTCACATGAATGTGGATATCGAGAGCTGCCTGGCCTTGGGCTTGAAAATCGACCCAAGCACGCTGCACTGGTGGATTCAGAAAGCAGGCCTTTTCCAGGAGCTGCAAAAAGACACCTATGAGCTTAAAGGCACTTTACTCAGCCTTCGGAGCTTTATCGCGCACAACTGTGAGAAAGACGTGCGGGTGTGGGGCAAGGGCCCAAGTTTCGACAATGCAATTCTCAGATACGCCTATGACCTGGTCAATCAGCCCTTGCCCTGGAAGTACTCCCGTGAGCGATGCGTGCGGACAGATCTGGACGGCTATGAGGATCGATTGAAGAATTGCCTTCGATTTAACGGTATCGAACACAACCCGGTGGATGATGCCCGTCATCAGATCGCCTGCATGGCCAAAGTGCGGATGATTGTGAATCAGATGGATAGTATCAACCTTGAAATCGATTGATATGAGCGCACTAATCAAAAATATCCTGGCGATAGCAGGGCTCACTTGCCTGCTCAGCTGTGAAATTGCAAAGCCTCAGCTGATGAACTATCTCGGTGACGTGATCCTGATCCGAGGCTGTGAAGTGTGTGTGAGCTTTGACAATGTAAACGAAGACTATGGAAATAAGTCACTTGGCTGCTTCGCACATCTCAATGGTCACGGCTACCAAGTCGGAGACCGCTATCCACAAGCCGAAAAGCAAAGTACAGGCAGGGCGATCGACTGCCAGCAGGATGCCACTTGGAACGATCGAATCAAAAATGAAATAATCCACAATCCAAAACCTAAAAACTAATGAGTAACGCCCCAGAAAAATCTTTTAAAATGAAATCCATCCGTGAAGGCCTCGGATTAGATCGGCCTCTAGTCTACATCGCCGGTAAGATATCAGGCCTGCACTATGACGATGTAGTGGCCAAATTTGCGAAGCGAGAAGCCGAGCTGAGCGCCAGGGGCTTTGCGACTTTTAACCCGGTAGCGTTTGTGGATGAGTCCTGTGACTGGCAGGAAGCGATGAGGATCTGCCTGGCACACTTGCCGTATTCGGACTACATCGATATGCTTCCCGACTGGCAGTCGAGCAAGGGAGCCACTTGGGAGCGAGAAGTTGCGCTGAAGCTGGGCATTCCTTTATTAGTAGAGCCCAGCCTTGATTTTTCGGAAATGATGAAAACGGATTTCTGATGCTCCTGGGATTCAAAAAACAGTTCGCCCCTAAGATCTTGGATGGATCGAAGAAGTTTACCATCCGCAATCCACGGAAGGTGGAGCCTAAGATCGGTGATCAGCTTCACATGTACACCGGACTTCGAACTAAGTCCTGTGAAAAGATCAGCTCGGAACATACGCTCAAAGGGATTCAGTTGGTGGATCTCATGATTCAAAAGCAAGTTAACGGCACCGATTATTTAATCGTGGTATTTATTGATGGTAGGCCATTAGACTCGATTGAAACTCAGGATTTCGTCAGATGTGACGGATTTAACGATGAGGAGGATTTCATTCACTATTGGATGGATTCGGTAAAGGAAAAGATCACACGGAAAGGATTCATTCGATTAAATATCGAAGACCTGATAATCTATCACTGGACAGACTTAAGATTTTAAACAAAAAAGCAATGTCATTAACTATAAGAGAATTATTAGACGAAGAGGATTTTGCTCTACTCCTAGACTGCCTAGATCGGGAGCGAATCCGATCTAGATCAATAGAGAATAGACCAATCCAAGGGTATGGAGGGGTTGGCGAGCAAATGAAAAAAGATAAATGGGGTAAAAAGGCCGATGAGATAGAAGATCTTCAATCCAGGATTTCAGAAGAATATTCATGAGCCTAATTACAAAAACACTAATCAAAGGATCATTGATAAAAACTAGCTATGGCAGTGGTCCATATATAGTCAAGTCTATCACCGGTCCCTGCGCCTGCGCTAGGATGTCTGATCAATTGGGGTGTACCAATTCAGGAATGCAGGAATCATCTCCGGAACATTATCACATCACTTGTGAGGATGTGGATAAAGAAAAATCTAACGGTATTCCATCATACTTAAATGGCTACAACATTATTGATGGAAAAATTATTTCAGTCTGGACATCAGACACCATCGAGCTATTAGGAATAAAATCAGGAACTCAATTAAGCTTAATCTCATGAAACTAATCTACGCCAAATCAATAGCTGAAGAGCTGGTCAGGCAGCTGGCTCCACATTGCGAGCGGATTCAGATCGCCGGGTCTATCCGGAGGGAAAAGCCCGAAGTAAAGGACATCGAGATTGTGGCGATTCCCAAGCCCTATGAAGTGGGGCTATTTGAATCCGGCATCGCTGCCGTCGTGAATCGCTGGGTGAAGGTAAAGGGCGAGCTTCCCTGCAAGTACACGCAGCGGGTGATCACTTTATCCATCTTCGTGGATGATCCTGAAGGCACTGAAAAAGGAGCGATAAAGCTGGAAGAGCGATCAATCAAGCTCGACCTCTTCTTCGCCACTCCTGCCAACTGGGGCCTGATCCTGGCTATCCGAACCGGATCAGCGGAGTACTCGCATAAGGTGCTGGCCAGTGGATGGGTGCACAGAGGCTACCACTCGGTAGAGGGGATACTATTCCATGAGAAAAGCAAGTGGGAGCGAAAAGTGAAGGAAGAATGGGAGCTATTCCAACTCCTGGGCATCCCAATGCCTGAGCCTAAAGACAGGGAGGTGACCAATGGCTAAGACCCGCCACTATTCCCAATTCTTTGCCCTGTGCAAGGCGCAGGGATTCGAGAAGGAAGAACTCGCTGGGGAGATATCCAAAGGGCGGACTTCCAGCCTCAGAGCACTTACGGATCAGGAATTTGACGATGTGCTGGAATACCTGAAGCATCTTCAACACAAGAAAACAGACTGGACACCCAAGCCCGGCGACTTGCAGCGGAAGAAGATGATCAGTCTAGGGCGGCAGATGAATTGGGGCACTGCCACGGCCCCTACCACCCCGGCTTCTACCCCCCCGGCCCCTACCCCCCCGGCCCCCATGAAGGGGGGAGAGGGGAGATCGGAGAATCAGTTGATATTGGAGAGGCTGGATGGGTGGTGCCTGAAGCAGAAGTATAAAAAGGCGCTGATGGAGCACACGGTACCGGAGCTGAATATTCTGGTTAGCATATTTGAGGGCAAGGTATTTAAGAGCTATTTGGAGAATTTAAACAAATAAATTATGGGTGCAGATAATACGTACGGCGAAACATATTTCAATCCCGGAAAGCCGGAGGACCGAAGACCGGAGACGGGAGAGTCGCTCCGACAATCCGAAATCAGAAGGCAAATGGAACTGGATGAGGAGGAGGATCAAATGTGGGATCAAGTAGGAGATTTTGATCCATGTGGCGAATGCGAACTGCCAGATGCATGCCAAGATTTTGGATGTGCGATCGAGGTGTACTTAGGACAATTTAATGATTTAAAGCAATGAAAATAACAATTGAAATCGATACCAAAGATCCTGAGCAGCAGATGGAGCTGAGGCAGATTCAGAAAGCTGGCGCAATGGCTTTGCTGTTGTTTAACTACAATGAGTCGCTACTCGCTCGGATCAGCTTTGCGGATGAGCTACCGCCTCAATTTATCGAAGGACTGAGCAACGCTCATTTAATCTTAACTACTCTTTGTGAAGCTGAAGGAGTTGATATTGCGGACTTGAATAATTGAAATGACTGCTAATGCTAAATATATGGCAAGTAAGCTGTACTACAAATTTGAATTAAAACATAAACTTGACCAGCTTATTTACTATACATATTGTTAGCAATTGGGCGGTCTTTAAAAGACAGAAGTATGAAATTAGTAGCAAACGAAATTTTTGGCGTATTCGAAAATTACAAAAAAGGGCAATGTTCTTACGATAGAGCCTTAGAAGATGTGTCAAATATAATAACCAAACACTCAGATGAAAGGCAAATAGTAGGTTATGTGAAATCAGGGACTCTTAAAAATGCTTTAGCGGAAGTGCTTAGTAATAAGAGACCAAATAAAGAAAAACCATATATGTTAGATTGTAAAATACACCAAAATGAAATCGAAGCTATACAGAGAATGTATGACTCAATGTAGCCTTGTTGCTAACACCAAGATTGTAGCCGTCTCTTCAGATGGCTTCAATCGGCTGTTAGCAGGCGTTTAATTTAACTTTTATAAATTATGAAAACTACCTATCTACTTACATCCATTGCACGTGAAGGAGCTGCCAGGCTGACTTATGAGCTTGGGTTTTTAATTGGCTTTGAAACCACATTTAAACCGCCTTTGGATAGCGATAAATTAGGCTTCCTGATTAGCAACCTTGCAGTAGCTGAATCTGGAATAGATCAGATGAAAAGCCTTGGCCTCACTATCACTAAAGAAGCGCAGGCAAATGAGAAGCTGGCTATCTTCTGCCGGATCTATGAGAAGCATAAGTCGATCAAGTACAAGGTCACCGCGGCGGAGGCTGGCAAGATCAAACAGATCAACCCGACTGAAGAGCAGCTTCATGCCTACTTTCGCTCTGAGAACTTCCTATTCAAGGGCAAGCAGTCGATCTCCAACCTGGTGAAGTACTGGAATGAGTTTCGGGCGGATCTGGCGGGACAGGGCAGCGGAAAGTTTCCCAACGAATGGAATTCCGATCTTGTTCGAAAGCTCTCGCCACAGGAGACTATCAATTACTACACACATCTCCGAGGTCTCGGAATGAAGGCAATCAAGACAGAGGCCGGGCAGGTGGTAGGATATAAGTAGCGCCTATTTTGAGACTTGTATACATCAAATTGAATCGTGAAAAATGAATTTTGGTAATCGGTTACAATGGGTTATTATTGCGAAGATCCCGCAAAAAAAATGTACGAAAAACAAGCACCCAATGCCGATTCTGAAAAGTTGGAATCATCAATCATCCAGCCTTTTTCAGGCCATCCACTTGCACCGCTCGAGCACCTCTTTCAGGAGCATATCGATCCTCAGGAGCTGAGTATCTACCTCGAAGAGATCGAGATTAATTACATCAGCTATCTGCTGCGCTATCCTGAGCTACCAGGCCAGACCGTAGAGCATCAGATTCATTACCTCCGGCTGCTTCGAAAAGCACTCGGGCAAGTGAAGTAAATATTCGGGAGGGGTGAAAACCTCTCCTTTTCTACAAAAAATACCCTGTACAGGGTATAGAAATGTAAGGATCAAAGACTAGTTTTAATTTTTAAATCAAATAGTTATGAAAAATATATTACTAGTCCTTTGTTTGGTCATTATGCCTTTGGCTTCTTTTGGTCAAAAAGAGGTAAAGCCTGGAACCGTTCAGTATCTGGACTTTAAAAGAAGCTTTAAAGAAATAACACTAGGAATGCCGATTTCCTCAATTGAAGATTACCTTTCAGAGTCTCTAGATTCCACTATGGTAGGACCCGGTATGATTGCCTATGATGTCATAGATCCTGAGATGCTAAACATCTCTGATTTGGTCCAAATCGAAAGTATATTAGTTTTGGCTTTTGAATCTAGAGTCACCATGATATACATGAAGTTGGCAAAGCCAAATGGATCAAAATTGCACGAAGTTTTTACTCAGGCATATGGAAGGGGCACCAAGCCCAACCAATTTATGGATCGGTTTATTTGGCGGGGCAAGGCTGTGGTCATGATGCTTGACTACAATGGCCTAGGAGAGGATTCTTTATTGATGGTTGATAAAGACCTAAAGTCAAAAGCGGACGATTATTCAGTAGCCCAAAATAAAAAAGCACTCTCTGATTTTTAAGTAATTCTTCAAAACTACTTTAAAACTTATTAGTACCCTGTCAGTCTGTCAGGGTATTTTTGTTTTATGCCTTATGTTCGTGACAATTACATCAAGACTGCCCAGCATATCCGAGAGGTATATCTAAGTGTGAAGGAGGAGGATATACCGGATACGCGAATCGTGAGGAATGTATTTCCCAAGTTCAACATTTTTTTAAGCTACCGGCAGTGGATGAATATCAAGAGCATGAAGATCAACCGAAGTGAGGAGTTGATTGATCCGGGGCAGCTGGTTTTGTTTTCATAAATAGATAGATAAGGTTTAGTGGTGGAAAAGCCCGGCTCGTTGAGCTGGGCTTTTTTTTGTTAAGCATAGTTTTTTTTCTTACTTTAAGATTGTAAATCATAAATCATATACTGCTAAAAATCTAAAAAAATGAAAGAGGAGAACATCAAATTCCTAAAGCGATTTCAGATGTGGCACAATGATCAGCCTTCCGGAAGTCTTGAAGGTGAATTCGATGGATTTTTATCAGACAGTACCGTTGATAAATTCTTGAAGGAAATGGATGTTAAGACAGAAATCAATCCTCAGACAGGTGAAATTATAATTTCCGGATCCATCGAAGAAATAAAGTACATCCGAGACAAAATTTATAAAAAGCATTAAAAAACAAAAAGCCTCCCGAATCTCGGGAGGCTTTTTTTATCACCACTTACGGTGATATTTTGATTTATCACCGTTTTTAGAGATTGCTTCGTGCCTCGCAATGACGGGGAGATTGCTTCGTGCCTCGCAATGACGTTAGACTGCGGAATAGTCGTGGAACTCGGTGTAGAAGGTCATGTCTACAATCTTGATCTGATCCTCACGGGCCATCTCGACTTGAGAAACCCGGCGGATCCGGGAAAGTCCCGGTTCGGTGTGCCCCTGCAAAGCGCGGTATACCTCTCGAATCATTCTGTAATAGTCTAACGCGGCTGCTTTGACAGCTATAGGCGTTTTTGAATTGGTAGCGCCGGCATAATTGAAGCCCAGGCGAATCCCTATCTGGCACTGGCACTTTTGGATCTGCTGTCCGAGCTCCTCACACTTGGGAAGGTCTATGCTGATCAGCGCGCAGGGGAATGCTACTGCCGGACGTGTCTCGACATCCAATTGCCCTACATTCATGTCTACCCATTTGATGTCAGGTAGAACTTTCAGTTTGTCCTGGATAAGGAGGAAGAGTGTTTCTAGGTTCATGATTATTTGGTTTTGGCTGCCGCGACGATGCGGCGTATGATACGTTCGTTGAGCTCAAAGGCATAGCCCATAAATTGGCGCTGTGGCATGCTTACTTGCGAGGCCTTGAATGTTAGCCCCTTTCCTGACTTTGTGCCTTTGGCAAATCGGTTACCCCCCTTGCCCCCCTTGAGGGGGGAACGGTTGCGGATGAAGAGCTCTGACCGGGCTGCCCGGTTAATGGTGCCTCCTTCGTTGTGGATTTTGGCATAGGGAGTCTTGGAGTTGCCGGCACTGATCACCACGCTGGATGCGGTGCGGGAAGTCTCTTTGATGGAGTTTATCAGCTTGGAGCTGCGGATCATCATGGAACCACGCTTGGGTTTGTATCGCTTGCTGAGGGCTGGCCAAGGCTTTCCGTCGAATCCTTTTTTCGTGAAGGCCTCCTTATAGTACTCCACGGAGGTCTTTCCGATAATCGCCGGGACTTCCCTTCCAAAGAATCTATTTTGGGAGGCAAAGAACTTGTTTAAGAGGGCTTCGGGATTTTTCATCTTAGTAGCATTCCTTTGCGTTTAGATTCGATGCTTTTGATTTTGCGCCAGAGCACAATATTCAGTTCCAGATTTTCCAGTTCGGCAATCACCTGGAAGGTTTCCCCCTTGTAATAATTGAAATAGGTCAGTTGATATCCGGCGGGCCTTGTTTTCACCCATACCTCGGAAGGCTTGGAAAGGGTGTCTCGGAGGGCTTCGAGCAGATCTTCTCCGGTACTGATTTGCGCAGGAAAGTTCAAAGCGCGCTTACTGTAGTCGGTCAGGATCGGCTTGCCATTCAGCACATCGAGTTCACCGATGAATTCCGAAAGTGCCTTATTCGATTCGGGCAGGCTTCTGGTTGCTTTTTCTAGCAAATCTTCGGCAGTTTTTAACCCGTAATCCTTAGGCTCGAGGTCATTGATCATCTTGGTGGATTGTGTGAGATTCTTGCCGCTTATATACTGCTGATTGGCGGTGAATACCTCGCCTGAAGTGGCGCGGTTGACTCCGAATCCCGACTTGCTTGCCCGCTCAAAGTCATCCGACCCAAAGTAGGTGTCTGCTTTCTGCTGCATATCGGTGAAGTTGACACCGAGTATTTCTTCGCGGGTTCTGGCGACTACGTAGCAGCGACAGTTCCATCCGTTTGGCGGGAAGATCTTTGACCATCTTGGATCGTCGGCAGGGAGAATCAGGCCATCCAATGTGGCATGCTCTTCCCGTACTGCCGCATCACCGGCGGTGCGATATTCCCAGTATGGAAATACGTCCACATCCTGAAGGAGGCTGTAATAGTTGTTTGCGCTCTCCCCTACCAGGACGGCGGTGTCAAACTCGGTGCGAAGCCATCGGTCATTGAACACGTCACCGATCCGATTGGCGTTGATCTTGAAGATGTCGAAGCTAGGGGCCGACTGGAATGCCTGATTGAGCGCCTGCACCTGGGCAAGTGTTTTGCCGGCTGAGAATCGGAAGAGGTTCATTTCAAAGGATGCAAGCAAGTGGGGTGAATCGATGCCGTAGGCGGTGCCGATGGAGAGCTTCTTTTTAGCTTTTCCAAAGTTTGGAACTTTGGAAAAGTTTGCATCCAGCCTAATTTTGCGACCGTCCAGCTTTTTGTTGAACCCTTGTTTAAGGGTTTTGGCAGTGGACTGGAACGTCTCAGGATCAAAGACGAGTTGTCCGCTTGTCTCTGCTACTCTGGTGATCAGCTTATCACTTTTTACCCCCTTTAATTCCCCCTGAAGGGGGAGAGCCCCTTTTACCCCCTCTAGCTCCCCCTTGAGGGGGAGTAAGGTGTGGTGAGTTCCACAGCACGCCCCGACCTGCGGGGCTGGCGGAAAAAAATCCGGGTCCCCATCTCCCCCTCCGGCTCCCCCTGGAGGGGGAGGGACTGCCTTGGATAATGCCAGTGCCAGTGTGGTGGTCAGATCATTCTGCACTTTGGCAGCGGTGACATCCACTCCAAACTTTTCTTTGATCCACTCCGGATCTATCTCATAATGGGGAAGCAGTCCCTGGACGAATGTCCACAGCTGATTGACATCTTCGGCCTGATCAAATTCGAAGCTTACATCACCGGTGATCACACCGTGCCTGATCAGCGCGGGAATGATGGTATTGTTCCAGGTCTCTTCCAGCATAGCCATATCCGACTGCACCAATAGCCAAAGCATGTCCATTGACACCTGATCTTTGGCACGATTCCCATTCTCACTATCCTGCCCGATCATTCCACCTGATAGCAGATTACAGATTTTGTCTCGGCAATGATTGATTAAGCTCTTGTACACGTCACCGTTGGTGCTCGCTCCTTTGGCAAAGTCAAAGGACTCTGTCTCATCGATGATGAACCAGGCTGCTGAACCCATATCGCGCATCATGGATTCGGCACGCTTGAGCATCGTTGAGTCTTGGGTATTCGTCTTCAACACACGCGGTGGAATACCGTAAATCTCACAGAGCTCAGACCATGAGGCCTCTGCAAATCGGGTGAACAAGGCCGGTGCTACGAGCTTGTTCATCAGTCCGAGGTTACCGGAATTGAATTCCAGAATCCATACACCAAACTCAGGCAGCTCTCGATACTTGATGAAGTTGGCGGTGTCTCCATAATCCTTGTAGAACATTCCGGTCTGTGGTACCACATTATAGCGTGGGATCAGATCCGCTCCAAGATACGCCTGGTCACCTGTGCCTTTCATGGCGAGTTCTACCAGGTTGTACCCGAAAATGATCGAGTCTAAGGCGGCATTTGTCAGCATCCGGTAGAGGGGATGCTTTTTGAGCAAAAGGGTTTGCTCTTCATCGATTTCGCCGTTTGGCTTTTTGAGGGAGAAATCTGCGCTGAAGACTTGATTCTTTCGATTGTTCCACTGGGAAGAAATCAAGGGATCTAGATCACATTCATCATAGGTGAGCTGAAGAGGCCAGTTTTGCGGGTGCTCAGCCATGCGAGCCATGTTGAGGCCGGTGTTCCATGACTTGATGTCCTGGCGTGTTCGGCTGATTGATTTTGCTGCCCAGGGGAGGTAGCTTTTCCCCACTTTGGCGTTAGACGTGTTTTCTGCCATGATTTAGAATCCTGAATGGTTGAATTTTGGATTGGAGCCTGATCTAAAGGGCTTGTCTGATACTTCCGCTTCCAGTAGAGGCCAGCCAGCCTGAATGTTGTTGCGAATATCTTTGAGCTCACGGAGGGCCGCAGTATATCTGCGCTCAGCGAGATCGAGATCCACGGTCACATTGGCCACTGCTATGAAGTGCCATTTGGCAATGTCCTTCACGTAGGTGATCAGGTTTGAAAAGTTCTTTTTTGCAACGGCATCTTCGGTAGCGAATATGGCGGCGACATCGTAGCGACTTAGGTATTGGGATGCCTGAAGGATGGCTGAGTCGATTGCTTCCTGCACTTTGGTATCATCGTCACGGCTGATCATGTCCATGCCTTCCGGATAGATGTGTGATGCGAGATCTGGGATTGTGATTAGTGGCATTTAGAATTAGTTAGAATAGTGATTCGACGTAGATCCAGCATTTGCCGGTCTTTTCGTTGGTGAGTTTCAGGCCTTCTTTTTCTGCATATTCCACGGCATTGGCAGGAGCTGTCTCGATGTCTACCAACATACCGCCTCTGGCCCTGAGGTGGTACATGATTTTGTTAAGGCTAGTTTGTTTGGTATTCATAAGACTGATTTATATTTAACCCTCCAAGGGTTTTAAACCCTTGGAGGGTAAGATTAATAATGGTTATCCGATCGGGAGCCTATCACGTAGGTGGATTCCCGGTGAGCTGTGCGCCTGTTCACATTCGTGAATGCGCCATGCACGGCATCGGGGCCGTCATCGTGTGCCTGTGAGCCTTTCTCAAATGCCAGGAATTGATTGATCAGTTCGAGCTGATCTACTGTCTGGTAGTCGTCGTTGAAGAAGACCATGTGCTTCTCGAAGAATCCAAGTAAGGACTCGATCCGGTCGAACTTGTCACCCTTTGTGCTCTTGTCCGCTCGCACCGGGATGTAGAATCCCCGCTGATCACCTTCCATGTCGAAGTCATTGGTGAACTCATCCATTGCAAAGAGCCCTTCGATCAGGTAGCGGATGTTTTGCTTTCCCAGATCCAGCATCTCATACATGTCATAGAGCCATCTGGCGACATCCGAGCGGCTCTTTTGACGGAGATAAACCAAAAGGATGTGAAATTCCCTGCCTTTCTTACCTACCAAGACCATGGCCTTGAAGTCACCGTTGGCCTTGTAAGACAAATCACCATAGAAGCATAATGCCTCGTAATCCCGCATGAAGTACGGAGACTTATATAGCATGTCCTTTGACTTGAAGACCTTGCCCTCTTCGATGTGGACGTGCATGTACTCGCGCATAAACGAGCGATAGGGCATGTTGTCATACTTGTCACGCCAGTAGGCAGCGCCTCCCCGCTCTGGCCACTCGGGTTCGAAGTCCGTGAGGTTTTTGACGGCACATACCCGGAATACTTCGAACAGCGTGCTCGACTTCCGACCCGTCATTTGCTGTTTTGCAAGCTGCTCTAGGAAATAGACCCGGAGCCTATTGGTGATGGAATTGCGGTGGAAGTTGTTATTGGCGAAAATGAAGCGGTTGGTCGCGTCCTCATCCGAGTCAAAGCAGCCCCAGACATCTTCGGTCAGGAAGTCTAGGGCTTCACGCATTAGGCGGTCATTATTCACATGCTTTTTGGAATCCACATCATCCACTACGATGTAGTCGGGACGGTCGGCTTCTTCCCTTGATCCACGTGGATCCTGCCCAAATCCAAGTGCTGAAAACCGCACGCCATCCGTGGTGAGAAAGTCACCCGATGACCAATCACCGTGCTGGGCCTTTTCGCCATAGTCATTTTTTAGGCGGTTGTTGTGGGTGAGTTGGGACTGGATGCCTCCGAGGAGCTTGTTTGCTTTCTCTTCGGTCTGACCGATGAGGAGCATAAAGCGCAGGTCATTTTTTGCCAGGTATAGAAACAGCGGAATGCCCATGTCGATATGGACCGACTTCCCGGCTCCCCGATACATCTCCGCAACCAGGCGAATGCTTTTGTTGTCCACGATGAGACTTGCCAGTCTTTTGTGGAACCATGCGGACTTCTTTTTGGCAAAGTTTGGAAAGTAGTATTCGAACCACTTCACGTAGTCTTTTTCCAAGGTTTGAACCCTTTTTACTTTTTTCTCCGGGGCTTCGTGGATGTCCACGGTGGTAGCCTTGGATATGCGGGCGCAATGCTTGTCATAGTCCGCGAGGAGCCTGAGGTATTTCCTGTTCTCGAGGCTCATTAGGATTCGAGATTGATTCTGTGAATGAGGAACTGCTTGTGGTGATGGGTGCACTTGATCGCAAAGGCAGGATCATCTTCGGATATGAAGTTGTCCAGGTCTTTCAGGATCTTGGCCACTACAGTGGGATCGGCTTTCTTTTCGACTTTGTCCAAGGCTGCCATGAGTTTCGAAATTCCGTCAGCTGGGAGTTTGGAGGGATTTCCCTGGGCTACCGATAGCAGCTCCTGCTGTAGGAGTTGCTTGATCTTGACTGGCGACACATGATAGTCGAGCCGCTTGGCTTCCCAGTCATCTTTTTGGCTCCAGTCTCCAATAGTCTTCTCAGTCACGCTGAAGAGTTCAGCGATTTCTTTCTTGGTTGCGTCGAAGTTTTCGACAAACCAATCCATCGCCTGTTGCCTGATTTTATCCTTTTTCCCCGCCATTAGCTCTTTGTTTAGGCCAAAACTGGTGGAAAATGGGTCGCGCGTGAAATAAGAGTGCAAGCATTGCACAACTATTTAGAAGACAATCGAATAGCCTCAATATTTGGGTTCTACAAAGGCAAAAACTTCAAACGACCGCATGGCAACTTGGGTATTAAATGATGAATCAAAAGTGAACAGCTACGGTTTCCGATTGCTTAACAGCGGTTTGGATCTGGAAAGATTCAAAGCAAATCCGATGATGCTAGCTATGCACCGAGACTGGGACCTAAATGCTGTCATCGGTCGCTGGAAGAATATCCGGATCGAAGGAGCACAGCTACTGGCGGATGATGAGTTTGACATGGAAGACGCTGAGGCGAAGAAGATTGCCGGCAAAGTCAACCGTGGATTTCTGAACGCTGTGAGCCTGGGCTTCCTATTTCTGGAAGAATTCTTTACCAAGGCATTGGACGGTGTATTTGAGCTGTCCAAATCAGAGCCTTACGAGGGAAGCTTTGTGATCATTCCCTCCAATGGATCTGCGGTCAGGCTCTATGCCTCGCCGGGTGTATTGCTGAGTGAAAAAGAAGTAAAACTGCAACTATCGGCACTCTCCAAGAAGGTGGAGCTGCCCCAAGAATCGAAACCAAAACCAAATTTTAACATGGAAAAATTCACGCTAACAGCGGGCGCGCTATCTGTGCTGATGCTGAGCGGTCTGAGTAATCAGAACGATGAGACTGCTGTCAATGCGAGCATCGCTCAATTGGGCGCGAGCCTAAAGGCCGCTCAGGATGGCGAGACAGCCGCAAAACTAGCCCTTCAGACGATGAAGGATGCACAACTTACTGCTGCCAAGGCAAATGTGACCGCTACGGTCGATGCGGCTATCGCAACCGGTAAGCTCACTGCTGACAAAAAGGAATCAATGATCACACTGGGATTGAACGATCCGGCTATTCTCGCTATGGTATTGGAATCGATGCCCGGTAAGGCTTCACTTAGTGCCCTGGTGATCGGAGTGAACGGAACCCCTGGAGATCCTACCAATCTGGATGAGTTCCAGAAGCTGACGCATGCAAAGCAACTGGCATTTCGTGATGGAAATCCGGAAGGGTATAAGGCGCTGTTTGCGTAGTACGTCATTGCGAGGGAGGAACGACCGAAGCAATCTGTTTGAATCAGGCAGATTGCCGCGCTCCTACGTCGCTCGCAATGACGGTAAAATTAAGCCCCAGCTTAATCAGTCATTAAACTATAATTAAACAGCATATATATGCCAGCAAATTTTCCAGAGGTATGGAGAGCCCGAGTGGAGACCAACCTCAGAGCAACTGATGAAGCACCCTGGTTAGATGGGGTGGAAGAACTCGATACCACGGTAGTCGAGATGGGTTCCGGAAGTGCCGGAGAGACCAACGTCATTCATATTCCCACCTCAGACTTTGAGGCTGATGTATTGATCAACAACACTGCATATCCGATTGCCCTTCAGGCCTACACGGACAGTGAAGTGGTGATCAGCCTGGATAAATACCAGACTCTAGTCACCACCCTGTCAGATGACCAGATCATCGGTGCTGCGTATCCGAGAATTGACAATGCGACACGCTCGCACTCCTCAGCAATCCTGAAGAGCAAGTATGGCAAGGCGATTCACGCGATTGCCCCAGCTGGCAATACCGCGAATACGCCTGTGATCCTGACTACAGGAGGTGTGGAAGGTGGAGCTGCTACAGGCAGAAGAATATTGACGTATGCGAACCTGGTAGCTCTGAAAAAGAGATTTGATATTTTGCAGATGCCGATGATCGGAAGACGAATCGTGCTGTCGACAGATCACTACAATGATCTTTTGCTTGACCGGGATCGTTTTGGGGACAATTTCTCCAACTACCGAACAGGTGGAGTGGCTCCGATGGTAGCAGGATTTGAAATCTACCAATATGTGGCGAATCCATATTTCACAGGCTTGGTAAAGAAAGCGTATGGAGCGGCTCCAATAGCCGGAGATTACCAGGCATCTGTCGCCTTCTATGTGCCTAACATCGCCAAGAAGACCGGTATGACCAAGCAATATTTTGCGGAGTCTGCGAAAGATCCGGAAAGCCAGACAAACAAATTGAACTATCGTCACTATTTCATCGCGGTGCCTAAGCGCGCGAAGTACATCGGTGCGATCGGATCAGGCGCAGTCGTATAATCAAGGAAGCTAGATGGGTTTCCTTCAACATATCTGGTTGACAGTAGTGGCTCATTGGGCATATCTGCTTCGATCATTTGGCTATGAGGATTGGGGCTCTTTTAAAGAGAGCCTCATCCCTACGCTGAAGTATCCAGGGAGCGGGATGATCACAGTGGTAATCTCTATCTCCTCAGTTCCGATCATCCGAATCTTCGGATTGGACTGGCTCGCATTCGGAGCACTGTTGCTGGTATTTCTTGTGGAGTTGATTTCGGGAATATGGGCAAGTCAGACCAAGGGTGAGAAGATTGAAAGTAAGAAGCTCAGCCGATTCACTTTCAAATGCGCCTATTACCTGCTGATCATTGCAATCACCTATTTGATGGCGGTGAGCTTTAAAGATCGGGGCAAAGAACTGGCAGTGGTAATTTTCGATTTTATGCATCTGTTTTTTTTGGTTCAAATCGTACTGGAAAACATTGTAAGCATATCGGAAAACTTAAGTGTGATCACGGGAAAGCCAAAAGCACACTGGATCACCACGATGGTGGAAAAAGTAAACGGATTTTTCAAATGAGAAAGATCGATCAAATCTTCATCCATTGCTCAGCAGGTCACTCAGACCTCGAAGGCGTAAAACGCTGGTGGCATGGAGCCAAGCCGAATGGCATGGGCTGGAAAACGGGAGGCTATCACAAGTGGGTGGACTATGACGGGCTGATCACGGATGTGTATCCGCTGGCGACAGTCACTAACGGCGTGAGAGATCGCAACAGCAACTCGGTGCATATCTGCTACCGGGGCGGCGTGCAAAAGAAGAATGTCAGGGTAGCAGAAGACACCCGGACAGAGATGCAGAAAGTGGGATTGCTCGAAGCGATCCGCGAGGTACTGGAGGAGCTGAAGCGATACCAGGATATCACCAAGATCAAGATACTGGGCCATCGGGATGCAAGTCCTGATAAGAATGGCAACGGCGTGATTGATCCCTGGGAGCGAATAAAGGATTGTCCGAGTTTTGAAGCGAAAGCGGAGTATAGCTGGATTACAGTGTAGGATGTCGGGTGACCGATGTAGGATGTAGGATGTAGGATGTCCGGTGTGGGATGTCCGGTGTGGGATGTCCGATGTGGGATGTCCGGTGTCCGGTGTGGATGTGAATTGAATTTAAACTAAAACCCCAAACAAAATGAAAAAGTATCTATTGTGCCTGTTGATGGTCTTGATGATTACGACTGGCTATTCGACCCCTCCGGGTTATGAGATTGCTTCGTGCCTCGCAATGACGCAAGCCGATGAGATTGCTTCGTGCCTCGCAATGACGGGCGATGAGATTGCTTCGTCGACGGAGACGATGAAGGTGCCGATCTATTCAGTACCACTTCCAGCTGAGAATAAGATTGTCTTGGTGCGGGATTCGAAAGGATTTGTGGAGCGGGCGATCAGGCATAATATGGAGTACCTGGCGATTAAACCTTCCGACAAAGGCGAATACTGGGAACTGGCTCCGGTATTCTACGAGGAGGGCGATACGAGTTTTTCCATGAAAAAAAAGGAAGATACTGAATCTGATGCTCCTGCCGAAGAAATTCTAAGAGTAGTCGCAGTGAAGGATTTCGTCCGCTACAACTAAAATGAAGCTACTAGCCACTGGGGCGGGGTTAGCGGTCATCCTACTGATCTGCATCGGTTGTAAAACTACCAAGCAGACTAGCCGTCAGCTGAAGGAGGAATACTCCCGAAAACAAGAGACGTCTATACAGGCTACGATGTCCAGGAAACTGGAAACTGAGTACCTAGGAGACTCCCTGAAAGGCAGGATGCCGCTTCCCTTCACAGTGCCCCGATCCGTGAGCTATCAGCTGGAATCCGGAGGAATCACACTCGACATCACCTTGAGTGACTCCACGATCACCTACCAGTCGGTTGCTAAGCCGGTAGCCCGATCGCGATTGAGTCAAGCCGACACTACTTTTTCTTTGGATAAAGTGAAAGAGGATCTGGCTCGAATCGAGGAAGAATCAACTTATAAAAAGAAGTTGGGAATCCCCTGGTGGATCTGGCCGATACTGATTCTAATGATCTTTCTGGCAGTACTTAATAAATTAAACAGAATCAAACTATTCTAATATGTCACTATCGAAATCAGAGTTGCTGGAGAAGGCCAAAGAAGTCTTTGACATCTATCCGGCAAGCAAAGAATTTCACTTCTCGGCAGATGGTCAGGCTTTTTCGCAAAAGGCCGATGCCCTGAATCATGCCAGGGGACTGGAAGTAAAAGACACGGTGCTCATCACCAAGTCAATGGCAGCAGCCGGAACTATTGACGTGCCAAGCGATCCGGCCCCTGCGGCTGTAGATCCAAACGGTGCAAAGAATGAATTCCAGAAGCTGGGAGTGAAGTCTGAAAAGGGCTTAAGTGAAGGCGGGTCTGATCCTGTCAAGGAAGCTGAAGCACTTGAAATGCAGGGTCTATTGGCAAAGCATGAAGCGCTATCAGGTAAGAAAGCAGCTGGGAATATCAAGCTGGAGACGCTGAAGGCGAAAGTTCAGGAATTGGAAGCTGACAAACCTGCTGCTGATGAAGCCGCAAAAGTTGCCGCTGCCGGTTCTGGTGAAATCAAAAACCAAAACGAAGAGAAATAATGGCAGTAGTAACCTACGGAGCGACAAAAATTGAGCTGGGCACATTCAACCCGGCGGATGGGACTACCTCGGCATTTGCTGAGATCCCTGTGTACAAGGACACGTTCACCATGACTGAGGCCGAGCCTAACAAGACTCAGCACTATCAGCAAGGGAGATCTAATCCAAGATTGGAGCGATTCAATGCGAATCCTTTGGATGTGACCTTCCAGGTGATGGACACAGATCCTGAAGAATTGGTCAAATTCCTTGGAGGAACGGTTGCAGTAGTGCTGACAAAAAACGTCTGGCGTGCACCGAAATCCAAGTCAGAGTTGACAAAGGCTCTGAAGATCACGTGTGCTGATGGGTCGATCATCCTGATCCCGAAGTTCAACTTCTATGCACGTCCAAATCTGACCATCACGGATGCGAATATCAACTTGATTGATATCTCCGGATCTGTGAATGACACCGGATTTGCAGGAGTACCGGATATCAGTTGGGGAGAAGCAGGCTGGATGGTCTAGTGAATGAACACTGAGCTACATGCAGCCTATGCAGTACTGGAAAGAGGGGTCAGGGCGAAGGTCAGAGCCCCTCTTTTTTTACGGATGCTAGGCATCAAAACCATTCCGATCACCCTGACCAAGCTCTATGCCGGGACCCTCTTCCGAGTATCGGCACTCTACCTGAGTACCGGAATCACGGAAGATGACCTGAAAGAGACCGACACAGAAAAAGCCCTGGAGCTAATGTCCAAGCATGGAAAAGCCATCTATCTGGCTGTGGCCTGTGCCCTCATCAACTCCAAGACACTGGGTCGGATATTTGCCAAGCCGCTGGCCGGATACCTCCGGGAGAGCCTGACGGTCCGGGAAACGATGACCCTCTTGGAGATCTGTCTGATCTATAACGGGGTATCGGATTTTATGACTACTACCAGATATCTACGGGCTCTAAAAATAACGGATCCAAATCTGGGGCAAAAGGAAAAGAAAAAGGGGAGTTAAAGCCGAAAGGACTTCATAGCCCCGCTGGGATCATCTATCACATTTGCGAAAAGACCGGCTGGAGCTGGAACTACGTGCTGTGGGGAGTCCCGTGGAACCTCATCCTCTGGGGTATCTCGGATCAGCCGGGATTTGAGGAGGAAAACGAAAAAGAAATCAAGTCAACGCCAACTGAAGGCAGGGAATTTATCGAAAAATGGAAACAACGCTCGGCCCGATCAACGTAACGTACCTGATCAACAATGATGATTTCAGTCGAAATACCAATAAGGTAAAGACCGAGATCAAGGGCGTGACCGCTACTGCTACGGATGAAGCGGCCAAGATGGATCAGCTGTACAAAAAGCTGGGCACCGCACTTGCCGGTTACTTTTCCATCCAGGCTGCAGCGGGTTTGATTACCAGTATCGCAACCGTTCGGGGTGAGTTTCAACAGTTGGAAATATCCCTCGAGACCATATTAAAGAGTAAAGAGAAAGCCGATCAGCTGCTTGCCGAAGTGGTGCAGCTGGCAGCAAAGACTCCGTTTTCACTACAGGAAGTGGGGCAGGGTACGAAGCAATTGCTTGCGTACGGATTTGAAGGAGACAAAGTAGTAGGTGTTCTGAAGCGACTGGGCGACGTGTCGGCCGGTCTCAGTATCCCGCTGGGAGATCTTGCTTTCCTCTATGGCACCACACGTGTTCAGGGTAGATTATTTGCAAAGGATCTTCAGCAATTTACCGGGCGGGGTATTCCGCTGATCGCTGAACTTGCGAAGCAATTCCAAGTCACTGAATCAGAAGTAACCAACTTGGTGAGTGCGGGGAAGGTCGGTTTCAAAGAGGTGGAAACGGCGATCAACTCCCTGACCAATGAAGGAGGTACCTTCTTTAATCTGATGGAAAAGCAGTCAGCCTCCATCACCGGAAAGATCTCCAACCTGGGCGATGCTTTTGACCGGATGTATAACAGCATCGGTCAGAGCAATGAGGGTGTGATTGCCGATTCGCTGGATGGCGTGATCGGTCTGGTGGACAATTATCAGGATGTGCTGGATGTACTGGAAGTACTCGCGATCACCTACGGCACGTATCGGGCAGCCTTGATTCTGACTTCGGTCGCTTCCAAGGTACTGGCGGCTGCAAATTCAGGCCTGACCGTAGCGACTATACTTCAGCAGAAGTGGACTATACTGGCTACCAGAGCTCAGGCACTGTTGAACACTACGATGCTTGCCAATCCATTTGTGGCGGCAGCTACTGCGCTATCGGCCTTGGTAGCCGCCTTTGTGATTTTCAACAGATCGAATACCGAAGCGGTGCAGGTCTCTGAAGACTTCAAAAAAGCGATACGCGATGAAATCAAGGCTTCGGAGGATCTCTTCAAAGCCCTGAAAAAAACAAATCAAGGAAGCGAGGATCGGGCGAAAGCAATTGAGCTGATCAATGCAACTTACAAGGACTATCTACCCAAGCAGCTGACAGAAGTCAGTAACTTGGAAGAAATCGAAAAAGCCCAAAAAGCAGTAAATACCGCGATCGGAGAGTCTATTTTTCTCCGGACTCAGGAGGCCGATCTAAGTGCGCTACGTGAAGGAACGCAGGCCTATGCGGAAGACTTCAGCGATGCAATCAGCGACATCATCAAGGATGCAGGCGTATCCAATACCGTAGCGGGTCAGCTGTCAGCCGAATTTGAAAAGGCTTTGACTGAGCTTTCAGAATTTTCTGAGCAGCCTATTGCGCAAGTTCAGGAGCGGCTTTCTAAGGTGCTTCGGGATTTTGGGATAGATTTTAGTCTTTTTGGATCCGGTGGAGATATAAGTTCTCTGAACTTCCAAGATCTGATCAAAGATACGCAGGCCTATGCAGGAGCAATCAATCGGGAGAAAACAGCGACTGAAGGATTGGGTGAAGCTAAGACAGCTTATCTGAAGCAGCTTGGGTTGATCAATGATGGACAGGAAGAATCAACCGGTGGAGCTGAAAAGGAAATTATCACCCTTCGAAAGCTCAAAGAGCAACTTAATGAACTACAGGAGGCGCGGGAAACGATCGACATCACATCGACGGAGGCACTTGCTGCCAATGCCCGTGCGACTGCGGCGGTTCAAAATCAGATCGCAGCCCTCGAAATCAAAACAGCCAAACAGCGCGATGCCGAATCGAAGAAAACAGAGCTCGAACTCCTTAAAGAGCGGCTTGATGCCAAAAAGGCAGCCTATGCGGACTACTACACGGCCATTGAGCTGCTGGGCAAAGATACCGCTGATGTGCAGTTTGCCGATCTGCGAAAAGAAGCGGAGACCTACGTCGACTACCTGAACAAGGTTAAGACAGGGATAGATCCAAATTCAAGCGACTCAGGCAGGCAGCAGATATTAGTCGAGCGAGAGCTGCAAGTTGCGACCGGGGCCTTGAGCCCGCTGGAAGTGCTGAAGCTGGAAGTGGAGCAGATGAAGCAGGTGTATGCCGACTTTGAGAGCTTCAAGGCGAAGTTTGGAGAAGAAAAAGCCAGGGAGCAGTTTGGAAATCAGCTGTCCGAATACGAAAACTATCTGGCTTTTCTGAAGCAAAAGACACTGGCCAATCAGGATGCCTTTACCGGAGTGATGGGGAATACGGCTACAGACGGACAGCGGGAAATCGTGAAATTCCTCAATGAAGAGACCACTGAGGCAGTGAGGAGTCAGGAGCAGAGCTTTATTGATCTGCTGGCAAAGTACCAGGACTACAATGCGGAGCGGCTTCGACTAGAGCAGGCCTATCAGGCTGACCGAAAGGAACTGGAGGCGGCGGGAAAATTTGATGAGCTGGCGGAACTGGAGCTTAAATATCAGGGAGATGTGGACGCGCTTGACGATGCGAATCTGGAAAGGCTCGACAGCTACAAGGAACTCTATGCAGGCGTGGAGCGCCTTACGGTGTCTTCAGCGAGGCGGTTGATCTCGATCGCTAAAAATCTGCTGAGTACCCAGGACATGAGTCAGGAAAAAGCTGCTGAAATAGCGGCTTTCATCCGTGAGCTGGAGCGGGAGATCAATAAGCTGGACTTGCAGGATTATGCCCGATTGGGTCAGGCTCTTGGAAATCTTGGCGGGGCGCTGGTGAAGTTTGGCAGTGATGTGGGGAGCTCCAAGATCGCCGGGATCGGAAGTCTGTTTTCAGGATTGGCACAAGGGGTGAATAATCTTCTTGTGTCCTTTGACAAAGACGCTTCAAAATCAGATAAGATCATCGCCGGAGTGAATGGGTTGATTCAGGTGATCGATATGCTTGGTACTGCCGCAAGGGCTAGAAGAGAGGCTGAGGAGGCGTATTATAAATCAATTATAGGTTTTCAAAATCAATATAACCTCACGCTCAATGAGCAGCTGAGGCTACAGAGCATTCTGGGCGAATCGGTGTTTCTAACCGATTACGAAGGAAGGGTGAGGGATGCCCTCTCTGCGTTGGGTGATGCTTCCAAGAATTACGATGCAGCGCTTGGCAAACTGGTGGACGGGAAAGCAATTGCCGGTCAGCGCAGTGCCATTGATCTGGGAGCTATCGGTTCAGGAATAGCAGGCGGTGCAGCCTTCGGAGCTGCGATAGGAACTGTGGTGCCTGTGATCGGGAATATAGTCGGAGCTGTGGTAGGTGGAATCGTGGGAGGCATAGCAGGGCTTTTTGGAGGAAAGAAGAAAAAGGATGTGCTCCTTCCGATCCTGACAGAGTATCCGGAGCTGTTGACACAAACAGAGTCTGGAGTTAAGAAATTCAATAAAGCACTTGCAGAATCATTGATTGCGAATAACCTGGTTGATGATGCTACGAAGGATATCCTTCGCAATATCATTCAGTGGGAGGATGCGATGGAAGCAGCGCGTGAGCAGATCCGCGACGTGGTGAGTGATCTGGCAGGAGGCCTTGGGACGGAGCTGCGAAACTCGCTGGTGGAAGCATTCAAAGCGGGGGAAGATGCGGCGCTCCGTATGGGTGAATCGGTTGAAAAGGTACTCGAGGACATTATCAGTCAGCTGCTTTTCAACAGGATTTTCGCAGAGACTTTTGCACAGTTGGAAGATGATCTGGTAGAGGCTCTTGCCTCCGGAGACATCAATCAGACGACTGAAGTATTCAAAGACTTTTTCAACCAGGCTAAAGGGCTTAGTGACACCTATTATGATTCACTGGCGGCGGCTCAGGCTGCGGCGGGTGAGGCTGGATTTGACCTGTTCAAGCCGGAAGGCGGATCATCTCAGCAAACGGGACTATCAGGAGGAATAAGAAGGGAGCTGACCGAGGCTACGGGTTCGGAGTTGGCGGGGCTTTTCCGTGGATTCTACGATATCAGCAAGCGGACATTTACGCTGACGGAAGGAATGCTGGAAGTGGAGAAGCAGCACTATCAGGCTACTCTTGAAGGGTTGACATATTGGGCAGCGATCGAAAAGAATACCCAGGATACGGTTGGCAGACTTGATGAGGCACTGGTGGAGCTGAAGGAGATTAGGAAGAATACGAAGGCGGGAAGTGGAAGTCGGGATTTGGGGATAGATGGGTAGGGTGTCGGATGTAGGATGACCGATGTTGGATGAGGGATGTTGGGTGACCGATGTAGGATGACCGATGTTGGGTGACCGATGTTGGGTGGCCGATGTTGGGTGACCGATGTAGGATGACCGATGTTGGATGAGGGATGTGGGATGACCGATGTGGGATGACCGATGTCGGATGTTGGGTAAAAAGGAATTATGGAATACTATATAAACGGAACAGCACTATCAACTTTGGGAATGATCCCCAGCCAGAGCAAGGCGAAGGGGAGTAATATCGCTGTGTCGGGTGAGTTGGATTTTCCGAGGCGCATCAACAAAACGAATCACCCCTGGGGTGATCGGGATGGAGTGGAGCCGTATGTGAGTGCGGGTGAGATCTTCTTTGGCGGTCGGGATATTGATTTTCATTTTTTGATTGAGGCAGCGGATACGAATGCGGCCTATGCAAAGTTATTTCAGCTCTATGATCTGATCGAAGGACTGACAGGGTTGGCGACGCTGAGTTGTGATTTTGGGAGTTGGGAAGTGCTGGTACGGGATGAGATCCAGATAGAGGATCTTGGAAAAGGAGGCCTGGCAGGGATGATTCCCTTTCGGGAGCCTGTTTGCAATCTGACTGGGGTGATCCCTGTGGCGGTGGATGTGGATGTGGTGCCGGGGATTAATGGGATCGCCTGGAGTACGTTGGGCTTTGCGCTGGTTGACTTTCGTCAGTTGGGCATATCAAGGGCATCGCTGGAAGGCATGCTGAACAGACCGAAACCCAAATCGGGTGAATCACAGAGCTATGTAACGGAGGGATTTCAGGTGACAAAAACCGGAGCCCGAAAATATAAGCTGACGGGAGCAATCGAAGCGGTGGACTATGCAGGATTGAAAACGATCCTGTCGGGGCTGTACGCACTTTTTGCGGCTGCCGGTACGAAGGTGCTGTATATCGCGGATGATCTGATCCGGATTGTATTCTGTGAAGAAGGCTTCACAGTGGATCAGGTGGTAATCGACTACAAGGCGACGGCCCGGATCGTGATCAACTTCACCGAAGCGACTGAATACGTCACCTCGGAAAACTGGCAGTTTTTGGGTGATACAGTTGGGAACTATGTGGCGACTACTGAAGGTGCAAAAATACTGATACGGATATGAGCGGGATTGTAGCGTTTGATGATTTATTTCCGCTGAAGGCGAATCCGGTCGCTTTGGATCGGGTGTTTGGATTTGATGCGGGGGATGGGAAGAGCAGGGGCTTTACGATTCAGTCGATTCTGAATCTTATTGCGGCCAATCCTGTGACTTGGGCAGCGGTGACGGGGAAGCCTTTGACTTTTGCGCCAGCGGCTCATACGATCGGAAGTCACTCGAATGTGGCTGATTCGGTGGATGCTGCGGCAGATGGGACGTTCCTGAAGAAAGTGGGAGGAGCATTTCAGGCTGTAGCCGTGGACTTTTACGGTGTAGGTAATCCACCTCCTGCGGACTCCACGGTACCTGATCCCGTGCGAGGGATCACGGCTTTGAGAATGGGAAACTGGGATTCGGCTTTTGGATGGGGAAATCATGCGGGGCAATATCGGCCTGTGGCCTGGGTGCCAACTTGGGCAGAGGTAACGGGCAAGCCTTTGACCTTTGCGCCAGCGTCTCACTCGCTTGGCTCGCACTCGAATGTGGATGCCGGGGTGGATGTGGCTGCGAACGGAACTTTTCTGAAGCGAGTGGGTGCAGCCTGGGAAGCGGCAGGGGTGGATTTCTACAGTCCAACCAATATGCCTCCTCCGGATGCGAGTGTGCCTGACTTCGTCAGAGGGTTTACGATCGGTCAGTTTGCCGGGTATGAGGCGAAGATATTGGAGTATGCGGGCTTTGTGGATGGGGCAATTCCGCTGATCAAAGACGGTACTCCGGTGAGTAGCCAGGTTGTGGGCGTGTATTCGGTGAACCCCTTTGATCCGGTCACTCAGCCGGTAGAATATGATGCTTTTGTAGCAGAGCTGCTTCACCTGGTGAGTGCGAAGCCGATTAAGGGAGTGGCAGCGGTGGAGCTGGATGAATATGTGGTTAAAAGTCAATTGGAGGGTCTTGGAGGAGGCGGGGGAAGCCCCTCGCCAATTTTAACTGATCTCGACACTTTTCCTATCCTAAAATTCGACAAGAATTACAGATACATCCATGAAATGGCTGGAGCTATTCAGTTATCAGTTCAGGCGGTCACTCCCTTGGCGGTAGTTGGGAATTCCAATAAGCTATACATCAAAGCCAACGGAGTAAACAAGCCAACTCTAACGGGAGATTTCACAGTGATCTGGGACAATTGGGTAAATACAGCCGGATTCTGGAATCGGTTTTATGCAGAATGGAGTCCGCAAGGCAAGGCTGTATTACAGATTGAAAATACACATCAAGGCACAGCCAATGATGGCTCCGGACTGACTCAATTGACGATCAACTTTGCAACCGATAACCAAGTGCTTTCTCATGTAATTACTAACAGCACAGAACTCGTGATTAATAGCGCAGGCGCTCAGGTTGGGTTTGGAGTCACGCTTTACATAAAAGCCAACGGGGTAAACAAACCTTTTTGGAATTCAACCGATGTGGTGGTGGTCTATGACGATTGGCTAAATACCGTTGACGTTTGGAACCGAGTAAAACTAGAATGGGGAGCAAACAACAAGGCAATAGTTCAAATAATTAACACCTAAAACATGTCAAGATTTAAAATACCAGGAAACGCTTACGCTTCGGAATGGGGCGGAAATAACGCAAACGCAGGAACCGATCCGACTTTGCCTAAATTAACTATTGCGGGGCTTTCTGCTTTGGGCGGGGTTAATGTGATCGGTTCGGGAGTATATAGAGAAAATAATTTCGGTGGGTTGGCCAAAACTATGCAAGGCGACGGGCGAGTAATAATTGATGGGCTTAACGGAAGTCTAGGACTTGCGGGGGGAAGCGTTTGGAAAAATATTTGGTTTAAAAATGTATCGAGTCTAGGGCACAGTAACGCGCAAAACGCAAACGTCGATAATATTTACGAGAACGTACAAGGGCACTTGTCGCCAAATAACACTTTTGCCGCCAATAGGTCAATATTTTTACCCTCCGCGAACCCTTTAAATACCGTAGGACTAGGTGCTACGGTCTATAACTGCATAGTCCTAAACCCCATAGTAATAACTAACACTATTTACTCTTTAGGGTGGAGCGGTGCGTTTTTCTCTAAAAATGTCATATTACCTACGGGAAATACCGAAACTTTCGCGGCGGCAAATAATTTTGATAACGCTTGTATTAATGGGCAAATTTCACGGAACGGTATTTTATACGAATCAAAACGAAATTGGGACGGCTCAGTAAGAACGGATGCAGACGCAGGAGTTTTAGACATAATAACAGTATTTCCTGCTTTCTACACTCGTGGAAATTTCTCTTGCTTGGACCCCGAATTTTTGGACATTTATTCCAAAACCGTGAAGCCAACTTCGCCACTATTGAAACGCGCCTTCTTAGGTTTTTTCATCGGAGCAGTTAAACCCGCTACGATATTTAGACTAGACAATACCGATTTTCAATTTGTTTATACCAATATGAATACTGCCAATCCCCTTGCAGTTTCGACCTTGGCAGGCCAAGCTTTTGGTCAAATTCGAATGACAGGAAAGGTATCGATCACGCCAATAACCTTCGGAGTCCTTTCGCTAAGAACTATTCTGGCGTTTTGGAAAGGAGCAGCCGCAGGAACAGCAGAAAATAATAACGTACCCGATGCGGTCAGGCTTCTGGGCCTGCCTGCTGGAAGTATTGACAAGCCAAGGCGATTGACTTATTTTATGAGGACTTCTCTTAACCCAAATGCAAATCAAGCAAGTTTGGATTCCGCTTGGGATAACGACGGAGCCGGAGCCGGAACCTATCTGCTTCATGAAGACTCAACCGTTCCGCAGCACGCTCCATTCGGAGGTACGGTTTACGGAAATGGAGACCCAAGGGCAATCGGTTCTCCTCTTTCTAATTTCAACCTTTGTGCCGTGGATATTATTGTCGTACTAGATCAGCAACGGGTTTAATGGCTTATTCTGACCCAACCCTGCCGCCAGATGGATTTGAAGGTTTTACAAGTCCTGAAAAAACGATCGACCCCAAAAACGCTTTGGGGTTTGAGGGCTTTGTTTTTACTGAAGGAGCTTCTGGCTTTAGAAGATTTCCAGTTGGATTCGAAGGATTCACATTAGAATTTTCAGAGCAAAATAGATTCATACAGGTAACCGACTTCAGAGGCAACCCACTTGCCGGAGCTCAAGTCACGGTCCAAAATACAGGAGGTGACTTTACTCAGTTTACCGACATACTAGGAATTGCCTCGGTTGTTGTTGATGTATCCGGAACTAAGACCGTTCTATTAAAAAAAGACAAAACGAATTTATCAAGCACTTTCACTTACTCGACTGATCCGCTTACCAAGGTAATTGTATTACAGCCTAGACTACTTTAAAAATGAAAAATCCAACCCAACCGCCCAAAGCCATGATCATGTCAGAAGCAGAATGGGCAAAAAATAAGGAATGGCTCCTTCAGTTTCCCGGGGTGTTCTGCAATCCGGTGATCGAGCAGCTGGAGAGGTATTTAATGCCGCTTCCTACGCCTGATCCATCTTCCCTCAGAACGCAGGAAAATAAATCGGGAGTTGAGCCAGATAGCTCCTCCGATAATCAAAACACTTAAAAGTATCTCACCCCAACCCATTGCCAAATTTAACCATGGACAGCTTAGAAATCAAACGTGAAGGAGTTACTATTCATACTGCGAAAATCGGGACGGATTCCCGACTGACGTATCAATTGATGGGCGAGCACAAGGTAGATGCCAGCTGGGTGAGTGCTGCGCCGATCCATCCTCAGCTTGGTGACTACATCGAGGTTGGAGTAGAGAAATTCTATCTGAATATTGTGCCTCAGGTGGTGAAAGTGAATAACATCACCTATCGCTATGCGGCGACTTTTGAAAGTGAGCTATATAAGTTATTCAACAAAATCATGATGGATGAGGGAGCGGCTGAGTTCACGTACTTTGGCACGCCGTCAGAGTTCCTTCAGCTGGTGCTTGATAATATGAATAGCATCGATGCGGGTTGGACGATGGATGTGGATGCTGATTTAAACCCCGTTTATATAGCCTTTAATGGCGAAAGTTGCAGGCAGGCTCTAAGCCGTATTATGGAGGCTTTTAAGTTGGAATTCCGTTTGGTGCAAAAGGTGATCATTGTAAGAGCGGATGTGGGCTTTGCCTCGCTGTACGAAGTCGAGTATGGGCGAGGAAAAGGGCTGTATCAGCTCACTCGAACTAGCGTGGTGGAGAAAGGGGTAATTACCCGCTTGTTTGCTTTCGGTGCTGAAAAGAACCTGAGCTTCGACTATCGAGGGGGAGCTAAGCGACTGGTATTCGAGACAGGAGACCCGGCAGTGAGGTACCTGGAAGCCAATGTGGCCAACTTTGGAATTAAGGAAGGGACGGTGACATTTGAGGATATTTTTCCCAACCGAACAGGATCGGTGACCGCTACGGCTAATAAGAATACGGTGACCGATGCGAGCATTGACTTTGATCTGAATGCGCAGCTGCTAGAAGGTGTAGTGGCGAAGATCGTGTTCAAGTCAGGGGCATTGGCGGGTCAGGAATTTGAAATCAAGAGCTATGTCCATGCGACTAAGACGATCGTGTTCAATGATCGGGTTGAGGCGAATGACACGGTGATGCCGCAGGCTCCGAGCTTCGTTCCCGAAATCGGAGATCAATATACCCTTGTGGACATCAAGATGCCTCAGAGCTATATCGATGCGGCTGAGGCAGCGTTATTGGCAGCTGCTACCGAATATCATGACAGGGTGAAGATCCCGAGAGTTACCTATACCCTAGAGATAGACGAGAAGTACATCCGGGTGAATGGCGTGGAAATCGCCTGCGGAATGAAAGTGAGGGTGAAGGACACGGCCTTGGGGCTGGATGACCTGATCCGGATCTATTCGATCTCCTATCCGCTTGTGAATCCGAGTAATATTACGGCTCAGATAGCGGATACGATCCCGGTGAGTATCGTGGAGCGGATAATCAAGGATACGGCGAAGGGAAAAATTGATATTGTGACCTTTGACCGGACCAGAGCCGAAAACTATCGCGATGCGATCAAGAGGTTCAGGGACTTTGAAAATAATGTTTTCGATCAAGACGGGTACTTTGATGGGACTAAGATCAAGCCGAATAGTATTGAGACTTTAGCCCTGTCGGTTGGGGCAAGCAGCCAGAATTTTGGACTATCGAATGTAGAGATCGAGGCGAACTATGAAGGTGACCCGAATCGAATCAGGATCTCCGGAGGCGAGCTCATTCACTTTGAAATCGAGATAGAGGGCCTGGGCTATATCTGGGCGATGGACCCGGTAATCGTGAATGCACTTTTGCAGGGGTCGAAGTACTACGTCTATGCGAGGTGTAACAAATCGGCTCTTTCGGGCACGTGGGTGATCAGTACCGAGCCGATCAAGACAGATGCTGAGGCAGGCTTTTATCACTTCTGGTTGGGAATACTCTATCCCGTTGGGGCGAATGGCTTGCGATACTTTATGTTCACCAAGGGGATGACCTTCATCGTTGGTGATACGATCACCACGGGAAGGATTCAGAGCCTTGACGGCTTGAACTTCTTCGATGTAGGTCAGGGGCTTTTCAACTTGGGCGATGAAGAGAACGGCCTTGATTGGGGCGTGACAGCCGAAGGTAAATTGACAATCAGAGGGGCTATTATTGCCAATGCTGTCTTTGCGGTGGATGGGGTGATCGAGAACCTGCGGGTGAATAGTCTGAAGACAGCGGCGACCGGCAAGCGAATCGAGATCCTTGCAGATAATGGGGCTGATCCGCCTGTACCGCTGCATAATCTGAAGTTCTACGATGCGGATGGCAATCTAGCCATCACGCTCGATACGGCTGTGGATGCATCTAATGCGGCGAACCCAAGTGCCGGTCTTAAGATCCAAAAGGCAGGCTCTAGCAATGTGGTACTGATGACCCAAAATGGAGTAATGAGTGAGGGTTCGTTCCTAACAGCCTCCTCGTTGCCTACGAATCAGCATTACGGGAGCTTGCTTGGGATATTGAAGGAGAAGTTCTTTTCAGCCTTCGGAATTCGGGCGGGAGTGATCGGGTATGATGCGACGGATGCGGCGGCTGGGAATCCAAGCTATGGAGGGTGGTTTAATACCCTGTTTGCTGGCGGGCTGAATATTGGGGTGATGCAGACAACGGTTAGCTATGAATGCAGTCACAGTGACACTTTTATAAGTTGCTATAATAGCTCATCGATCAATGTGGATCTGCCAGCTGATCCACGTCCGGGAAAGTTGATCATCATTCGAAGAAATATAGGTGATGTGAACATCAGGGGCAATGGAAAGAATATTCGTGTCACTGGACTTGTGACTGCCAAAGGCATGGGCGCGAGTAGTGGCCAGGGAGACTGTGCATTTATGTGCTATGATGGCACAGCGTGGACGTTCAATCGGTTCAGGCTGTAGAAAAAAGAACCCCCGGCCTTCCCTGTTAAAGATCCCGCAATAACAAAGAATAAGCATGCAAAAGCACACGACCGGAGGTAGGTCTAAGGCTGCATTTGCATGCTTTGTCATTGCGGGAAGTCAAATATAACAGGAAAAATGGTACAAAAAGAACTCAACACTCCGATCAGTTATTACGGAGGCAAACAAAATTTAGTCACTACAATCATTCCTCTGTTTCCAGACCATCAGACGTATGTCGAGCCGTTTGTTGGAGGCGGTGCAGTGTTTTGGATCAAACATCCTAGCCCATGCGAAGTGGTGAATGACTACAATAGAGAGCTAATCAACTTCTATGAGATCGTACAGAATGAGTATGTGGAGCTGGAAAAGATGGTTAGGATCTCACTTCACTCCAGGAGTCTGCACAATGACGCTACGGTCATCTACAACAATCCTCACATGTTTAGCCGAATACAGCGTGCTTGGGCTGTTTGGGTACTGTCTTCGCAAAGCTTCTCAGCGATGCTTGACGGTAGTTGGGGCTATGATCGATCCAAAGGAACTACGTCTAAGAAGATCGCTAAGAAACGTGACAGCTTCACAATTGACTACTCGATCAGGCTTCAGAACGTGCAAATAGAATGCACTGACGCTATCAGAGTGATCAATAATAGGGATTATGCTGATGCATTCTTCTATTGTGATCCTCCATACTTCAACAGCGACTGTGGCCACTATGATGGGTATTCACAAGATGACTTCGAAAACCTGCTTAAGACGCTCAGTAAGCTTGAAGGGAAGTTTCTTATGTCGTCATACCCTAGCGAGATATTGAAGCAGTACAGCAAGGACATTGGCTGGAATACGAGGAATATAGAGCAAACTGTGAGCGTTGCAAATGGAACCGGGAAACCAGGAAAGAAAAAAATTGAGGTATTGACTGCTAATTATGATCTGAGCAATCCAAAAGGAGGTTTGAGGCTGTTTTAA